ACCGGGGACATTGTGTTTTGCGGCAGAGTATCAGGGTCAATGCTATAAATTAAGTATCTATCATCTAATGGATCAGGTACAATAGTTCCTACGATGTCGTTTTCGATATATGGATTCTGTAACCAAATCTGACTAATACCAGGCTTTACTGCTCCGTATACGTTAAGCAAACTAGCCCAGTATAAACTAGTGTTTGGATTAGTAGGTTGTTCTAGCGATGAATTAGGAGGATAGAGTGCTTCGTTTGCAGGTAGTAACTGTAGTTGATTACCTTGCAATAGTAATTTATATCCGTATGGAGTAATCTTTTGTCGAGTGCCCAACAACAAATCATCATCTTGCATGTCTTGGAAAGCATTACCCTTAAAGATCGACGCAATTACTTTATGAATTACTCCCATCTTCTTAAGCTTACTTGATGTTGTAATCCAAATCGGCATATAGAATTTCCAAGTCATAACATCAATTGGATTTCCGGTACCTTGTGGAATGCTTCTACTTGAGAATGTCAACCCATCTTGATACACTACTGTCAATGAAGTCCAGTCTACAAAGTTATCAGTGCTTTGAATATCTAATGCTGGATTGAACAATACGCCTAGCTGCTCAATTAGTTCTAATTTTTGTTGATAGTTAGTTGTCCAAAAGTCAACAGTAACTCTCAGCTTGTACGGAACAGGCATCATTCTCTCTAACGTAAATGCTTGCCCTTGGGTCTGTTCGAACTCACCAGTATCTTGATTGACTGCACGTTGCCGAATTTGCATTTTGTCTATGAAGAATGGGTCTTGTGTTCTACTTTGTTCGTACTCTAGTCCACTAACATAGTATGTAATCATTGGGGCAGATGGCAAGTTACTAGCACTGTTATTAGCAATAATAGTGGCAGCTTGTCTACTGCTATCACCATACATAATTGGCACACGAACTAAGATATCATTGCCGTTAGGATCTTTGCCTCTGGTAACATACCAATTGCTAAAAATCTTAGCAAATTGAATTAGAAATCTTCTAATCTGATTATCGTAGAAAAACTGTGCCATTAAATCTCTTTATACTACTGGGGGAACAGGGGGTAGCGTCGGCTGTAATACCGACGATAGTGGCTGTGCCTGCGGAACAAATGTTCCTTCACTATTTAGATAGATTTCTTCTTGATCATTAATAAATCCTGATAGTTGCGATTTATCCTCGACAGTGAATCCAGTTTCTGTTCTTACATTCTCGCTGATTCTAACCCAAATTCTACCGTCCCAACGATACAATAACTGAGGATTATAATCTATACGTAAGAAATAATCTCCGACTTGTGGATTCTGCGGGAACGCAATACCAGCTCCAGTTGGATAACCATTGGGTGCTTGACCGTCGCCAGTAAGCATTCCTGCTGAGTAACCAAATGATCTAGGACTCGAACGAACAATAAACTGATATCTAGGATCACAGTCTGCACGATAGTCCATTTGCTGAGTAATGTCACCGGTGAATCCGGGTAGTTCAGGATTTTGATCTGCGGTAGCATAGGTATTATCAGCAGTTCCGTATGGTCCGTCGATGATGCCAAACGATTGCACTGATAATAGCTTAGTAGTTTCTACTGAACCAGAACCACTTCCGATTCTTTCTGGAGCCTGCTCGACCATTTCTAAACTTGCTTGTACGAATTTATTAATTTTGTCATCCATTGACATGTGGTCACTATCTGCGGTCATATCCCAAATAGATTGCAGTGCATCTTTTGATACCTTGATGCCTGCACTTGCATATTTGTATTTTGGATTACGCATATAGACAACTTGTCCTGACGGTGATGTATTGCTGGTTGTAGGGGTTATGAGTACATCAATCGGAGGGGCAGGTTGATTATATTTACCGGAAAGCGTATTATTTGATTCATACTCGCCATATGTTGGAACAACATATAGCTTACTAGTATCGTATCCTGCTTTGGGTACTAACCTCTGTGCTTCTCGTAGTGCAGCATCATTGATTGCGATGTTCTTACTATAGGTTGAGAGAATACTAGCCAAACTATCATTTTCCTTTAGCAACCAATATGTTGGGTTAGGAGGACTAATTCCAATCGGAACTTCTATAATTGATTCGTAAATTTTGTCTCCGAACGCAATAGTATAGCCCGGTGGATAAGTTCTATCCTTATCCCAATCACCGAGATAGTTGTCTTGATTGATCGGCTCTTTAAGAATGTCAGTAAATTCTTCACTGTTGACAAGTGGTTCACACTTAATACGCCATAAGTGAGGATACCAAGTTTGACTAAAGCCCTCACTTGCATAGTTACTATCCGTAATTTGATAGAATCTCTTTAACGCAACTGGAATAGTTTCGTTGAGTGGATTGTAATCAAGTAAGTGCGGAAGTTCCAGTACGTCACCGACCATAAGTTTTCTACCTACAAGATCTATCATATCGTTGTAGTGGACAGTGATAAAGATGATATCATTATTCAGGAACAGCCCGAATTGGCTTAAGTCAAAGTCTAAGTTCTGTACGTTGTAGTGACCACGTAAACGATAGATATCCTTATCGTATTTTCTGTCACGATTTTCTAGGAACAACAAGTCTTGAATGTTCAATGGGTCTAGCGTATCATAGTTCGGCTGAGTAAAATCAGTTGAAGTATCACCTGTTGCTGGACCTAAGTATTTGTGAATATATAGGTCTGTGCCGCCCACGGTGAATTGCTCGGCTATCGTTCTGTCTAGAAAGCGATAGTCGTTTTGTTTGTTCGAACGATAAAGACTTAATCTTGGCATATAGTTATTTATCGAAAAAAAAGGTTGACAAGGTTACCCAAACCTGTTATAGCAGTTATATCAGTAACAGAAATGAAAGATTGATTATGGCTACTAAAGCATCTAGTGCGAGTTTAGAAATTGCACATTTCAACAACATTAAGTCTTTTCTTCCTAACTCAGAAGCGTGGTGCTGGGAAACGGTAGAATCATTACTCAATATGGGGCTACTTCAAGTCAGCACTGCCGTTGAACACGCAGTTGCTCATGCAGGCGGCACTACAGTAGTAAGCGAAGATAAACACGATTTAGCAAATGGTGATGAGGTCAAAGCTGCATCAGCTAGATTGCGTGACTATGGAAAAAGCTATGACGCACACATTTCTAACACGAAGGGCAAGACCGGAAATCTTCGAGTTCAGGTTTATGAAAGAATAACTGACAAGTTTTATTATTTTGTTATTCCACACAGCAAATATAGCAAGGTCACCTACTTAGAAATTCCATTCAATTTAAATGGGTTGCCTAAACTTAACAATCATTGGTGGACTTGGGAAGTAGATTCATTTGACGAAATGGCGAATGCCTACTGGGTTGATAAATCTACTGGAGAGCCAACTTAACAGTTGACACGGTTGCCCAAAACTGATATAAGAGAGATATGACAACAAACGCTTACCTTTTCATGTGGAACGCTCACGGTATTGAATCTATCGTACCCATCACGCAGTACGAAGACCAGCACAAACTTGATATCTGGAATATTTTGCAAGAAAAGCCTACGGGTAAGAATCCTCTTAACGATATCCTCATGTCTATGGAGATGCGGGCACGTTTCAATCCTGCTCGTAGCTATGAAATCTATGCTATGGACTGTGATGAAAGCATCACCGAAGAAGACTTGTTTGACTTTTGGAATACCAGCCCTCAAGCTGCCGCTGACCTCACTCGTGAGAAAGGTGTACGCATATTCAGTGACCGAAATAAAACCCGCCCCCAGCTAATTAGGTAACTTTTTGGTTGACAAATGCCTACGGCTGTTGTATAGTGTATAAGTAATCTGAAATTCAGGAGATAATATATGGCTCGTCGCCCCTCACTCATCAAAGCTAAATCCTCTAAGAAGACTACTCGTGCCCCTCGTCGCGGCGTCAATCGCTTTAGCTTGATGCCTACTGACAATTGGGATAAGGCTCGCTTCTTTGCTCACTACGACCTTGAGCGTAAGGATTGCGGCACTAAGGTCAAGGAATATATCAAGAAGAACTTTGCTAAGGATGTGCTGACTAAGATCAATCGTCTTCCCGATTGGAAGGTTGATATGCACAGTCATTGGGCTGCTACTGCACATCTCCTTGAAGTTAATCCTGACCTTGTTCCGGACGGCTACAAGACTGGTATCGTCAAGTGGATTGAGACGCTGGCGCTTGAAGGTGCCGCACTCACTGCTAAGAAGGAAGAAACCGAAGGCGAAGAAAAGCCTAAGAAGGTTGTCAACATTCAGGAAATCATGCGTGAAAAGGCTGATGAGGCCCTTAGCGACATTGAAGCACTGTTTGACGAATTTATTGACTCAGGCTACTCTAAAGATTTCAGCGTTGACAAGAAGGTGGTCGGCGCCCTGGCTACTCGTAATATTCTCCCGCAGCATATTGCTAGTGCTATCAAGCGTTATCAGCGTCTCCTTGACGAATATCTTGAAGTTCAAACAGGCAAGT